CTACTCAACAACAAAAGCTTATGATATCAGATGCAGCAGTAAATGATTTTTTAGGAGCGGGGACAGGAGCTATATCAATTGATGATGATTATATTGTTATAGGATGTTATGTAAAAGAAGCTGCTTATATATTTGTCAGATCTGGATCTACATGGACCCAACAACAAAAATTAACAGCTAGCGATGGTCAGTCTGGTGATCAGTTTGGAACATCTGTACATATATCCGGTACTTCTGTTATAGTAGGCTCAACAAAAAACCAAAGTAATGGCGCCGCATATATATTTACTAGATCAGGCTCTACATGGACCCAGCAACAAAAATTAACAGCTAGCGACGGTGCTGCTAATGATTACTTTGGTAATTCTGTAGTGATAGATGGAGATAATGCTATTATTGGGGCCTTTTTAGATGACGATGGAGGAGGAGGCTCAGGCAGTGCTTATGTATTTACTAGATCAGGCTCTACATGGACCCAACAAGGAAAATTAATAGCTAGTGATGATCAGACTAGTGATAGATTTGGTATCGCAGTAGATATAAATAATGATTATGCTATAGTAGGTGCGTCGTTCGAAGATGCAGGAGGCAATGAGTCCGGTGCTGCTTATATATTTGTCAGATCTGGATCTACATGGACCCAGCAACAAAAATTAACAGCTTCTGATGCTGGCGCTAGCTATTACTTTGGTAATTCTGTAGCGATAGATGGAGATACGGCACTAGTTGCATCTTATTGGAATGATCATGATGGGGTTGATAAAACAGGAGCCGGTTATGTTTTTACTAGATCAGGCTCTACATGGACCCAGCAACAAAAATTAACATCAACCCTAACTGGCAGTTCGCGGCAGCTTGGTAAGTGGGCGGCTCTTGAAGGTGATAATATAGTAATGGGTAGCGGTAAAGACAAGATAGTAATTTATTCAAGATCTGGATCTACTTGGACTCAAGATTTAATAACGGAAGGTGATGATACTGCGTACAACGATAGGTTTAGCTTTAGTGTTGATATTTCGGGTAGGTCAATAATATCTAGTGCTGAGTATGAAGATGAGGCCGCATCAAATGCCGGAGCTGTTTACGTGTTTATAGCTAGCTAATAATAAATTTAAAAAACGGAGAATAAATTATGAGTATTGAAGATTTAATTAATAATGTAGTTGACCAGGACTTTGCGAAAGCAGGTCCTACGTTTCACGAGTTAATGCAAGATAGAATGAATGATGCATTAGAGCAAGAAAAGATTGCCGTGGCAGGTCAGATCTTTAATGGTGAAGAACCAGAAGAAGAAGTTGAAATGGAAGCTGAAACTGATGATATCGATGTAGATGATGTTACTGATGAAGAGATTGAAGATGCTATCGATGAATTAGAGCTAGAAGAAGTAGAATAATTTATTTTTATAAATAAACCCAAAGGATTTAAAAAATGATAAAATTTCGTCATCTTCGCGAAAAAATGTCAAAAGGCATGCCTCCTGGTGAGCATGTCTATGATAAAAAAATAAACGGAGTGACTCTAATGATTCATAAAGAAAAGGGTAAGTTTATTACCTATATCGATAATGAAAGATTAGATGCTTATCGTACTCAGCGTGAGGCTGAAAAGATGGGTAGAGAGTTTATTAAACAGGCTAAGGGCAACTAAATGAAACTGATTACAGAATATACTGAAACTGATGTACAGTGCATTGTTGAAGCTAAAGAAGACGGTTCTAAGAACTATGTCATCGAAGGCGTATTTGCCCAAGCGGAAGCAAAGAATAGAAATGGCAGAATATATCCAAAGCCGATCATGGAAAAGGCAGTAGATAAATATGTCAAAGAACAGGTTAATGCTAAGAGAGCGGTAGGTGAACTAAACCATCCAGATGGTCCTACTGTTAACTTAGATAAAGTATCTCATCTTATTACAGATCTCAAAATGGAGGGAAGTAATGTGATGGGTAAGGCACGAATATTGGATACTCCGATGGGTCAGATTGTTAAAGGTCTTCTTGAAGGTGGTGTTCAACTAGGTGTCTCAACTCGTGGTATGGGTAGCCTTGAGCAGCGCAGTGGTACTGCGTATGTCAAGGATGACTTTATTCTTAATACGGTTGATATCGTACAAGATCCATCTGCACCGAACGCTTTTGTTAATGGAGTTATGGAAGGTGTCGAGTGGGTCTGGAATAATGGAATCATTGAAGCTCAAGAAATTGAAAAAATAGAGACTGAAATTAAGCGTGCTCCGCGTTCGGACCTTTACGAGGTTCAAACTCGCGAGTTTAAGAATTTCCTCTCGTTATTGAAATCTAACTTATAAGGAGTCAAATATGACTGATCAAGTAGAAAATCAGGATATTGAGCTCGACGAGGGAATCGAAGAAGCTCACGATCCAAAGAACGCAGAACAGCAATCTGTTGCGGCAACGGATAAAGCAGGTGATGCCACCGGTAAAGCGCCAACGCGCAAAGGTGACAACACTAAGCAAGATCCAATGCCAAAAACTAAAGCTGGTCTGATCACTGCAATGAATAGCCGTATGGCTGGCATGGACAAAATGGCCTTGACAGCGATGTATAAAATGGAAGAAGTAGAAGCTGATGAATCTTCTACGGTGATGGTTGAAGCTCCAGAAGTAGAATTTTCCTACTCAAATGAGCTCGATGCATTGGTCGAATCTGAGGCAACTCTTTCAGAAGAGTTTAAAGCCAAAACAGCTTTGATCTTTGAAGCAGCAGTAAAAGCGAAACTTTCAGAAGAAGTCGATCGTTTGGAAGAAGCATACAAAACCGAATTGGCGGAAGAAGTTGCTTCAACTAAGGAAGACCTCGTAGAGAAAGTAGATAGCTACCTCAACTATGTGGTTGAGAATTGGATGGAAGAAAACAAATTGGCCGTACAAGCTGGTTTGCGTACTGAAATTGCAGAAGGCTTTATGAGCAAGATGAAAGATCTGTTCGTAGAATCTTATGTAGAAGTACCAGAATCCAAAGTCGACCTGGTTGACGAATTGGCACAAGCTAATGAAGAGCTCGAAGAGTCCTTCAATGATGCAATGTCAAAAGCTCTTGCACTTGCAGAAGAAGTAGAATCATTTAAGCGTGATGCGGTTATCCGTGAAGCGTCTAAAGATCTTGCTGAAACTCAAGTAGAAAAGCTAACATCATTTGTCGAAAATATTGATTTCGAAGATGCTGATACTTTCGCTGAGAAAGTAAAAATCATCAAAGAAACTCATTTCGCAAAGAAAACCGCTGAGTCTTCAATTGTTGAAGATACTGAAATGGATACAGATGAGTCTGTAGAAATTTCTGGACCAATGGCTCAGTACCTAGAAGCACTTAGAAAATCTAATCGATAAGGAGATCCTATAATGGATACATATGATCGTCTCGTAGAGAAATGGTCTCCGGTTCTTAATGAAGAATCAGCAGGCAAAATCACTGACGCCCACAAGAAAGCAGTAACTGCTGTCATTCTTGAAAACACAGAAAAAGCTCTAGCCGAGCAAACTAACCAAGAGCAAGGTTTCTTGTCAGAAGCAGGTACAACAACTGCTAGTGTTGCTAACTGGAACCCTGTACTTATTTCACTAGTACGTCGTGCTATGCCAAACTTGATGGCATATGACGTGTGTGGTGTTCAGCCTATGGCTGGTCCAACAGGTTTGATCTTCGCAATGAAGTCAAACTACAAAAACACAAAATCAGGTGTTACTGCTGGTGATGAAGCACTGTTCAACGAAGCAGCGTTCAACTACTCAGGCGACTCAGGTACAGTTGCAATGGGTGCATCACCATCAGGTCTTGCTGGTGTAGATTCATCTGCTTCTGGCCCAGGCACAATCGACGACGAGCGCGTTGATCCATTGGCTGGTTTGGATCTGTATTCAACTGCAGAAGCTGAAGGCTTAGGCGGTACTGGCGGTCAACAGTTTGCTGAAATGGGTTTCACCATTGAAAAATCAACTGTAACAGCCAAGTCACGTGCATTGAAAGCGGAGTACACACTCGAGCTTGCACAAGACTTGAAAGCTATCCACGGTCTTGATGCAGAATCAGAATTGTCAAACATCTTGTCAACCGAGATCATGGCAGAAATCAACCGTGAAGTTGTACGTACAATTAACAGCCAAGCTAAAACTGGTGCTGGTACAGCTAACACTGCTATCAACGGTATCTTCAACCTGGCAACAGATGCTGATGGTCGTTGGTCAGTTGAGAAGTTCAAAGGTCTGCACGTTCAGCTAGAGCGTGAAGCTAACCAAATCGCGAAAGATACACGTCGCGGTAAAGGTAACATCATGATTTGTTCATCAGATGTTGCTTCAGCACTGGTTGCTTCAGGTACTTTGGATTATGCTCCAGCATTGTCAACAAACTTGAATGTAGATGATACAGGCAACACATTCGCAGGTGTTCTGAACGGTCGTATGAGAGTATACATCGATCCGTATGCAACTGCTGATTACATCACTGTTGGTTATAAGGGTACTAACCCATATGACGCTGGTGTATTCTATTGCCCATACGTACCATTGACCATGGTCCGTGCCGTTGGTGAGAATGACTTCCAGCCACGTATCGGGTTTAAAACTCGTTATGGCATGGCGTCTAACCCATATGTAGGTGACACACCTGCAAATGGTCTGGCTGCAGTTAAAACCAACCAGTACTACAGAATCTTCCGTGTTGATAACATCTTAACATAAGATTAAGAGTTTCGGAATTACTGGGGGCGGCTTTTAGTCGCCCCTTTTTTTTATGTAAATTAACTGTGTACATTTCAATCGTAATATGATAGTATAAATAGAATAAAGTTTCGGAGAGTGGTATGCCTGATTTAAATACGAATATAACAGTTGATGTTAGTACTACATCAAGCTCATCTGGCCTGAATAATCTAAACTATTTGCAGCCTTCTGCATTTAAACTCACGATTGACCGTAAGCATTATGCAAACCTAGAATTCTTTTGTCAGACTGTTTTACACCCGTCGCTATCAGTAAATTCAATGGAAGTTCCTTATAGGAATATTTCTTCTGTGCCTTTTGCAGGCGATAAGCTAACATTCACTGAGCTTACCTGTATAATTATTGTAGATGAGAATTTAAATTCTTATACAGAAATGTTTAACTGGATGAATAGAATGGTTCAGACAAATGAATCCAGAGCTCTTGATAGAACTAGTACA